AAACTACCATGATCCACTACCACGGTACACCTATTACACCTAGATCAGTCCTAGAGACTTTAGCCGGTGAACACTTCTGCATTTCTTACTTTGAGCCAAGAGACTTAAAAACTTGTCTAAAAATCGGTCAGTCGCTCATGTTAGATAACGGAGCCTTTAGCTGTAAGACAAGAGGGGTTGTGTTTGACTTACACGGTTTTTACGACTGGATAGATCCAATACTTGCTCACCCTCATTGGGGTGTTGTTCCAGATGTGATCGACGGAACGATAGAGCAACAGCGAGAAATGACTGCGACATGGCCTTTCCCAAAGTCTTTTGGCATTCCGGTCTGGCATCTAGGTTTGTCGTTAGATTACCTTTGCGAGCTTGTAGACGATTGGGGTCGAGTTTGTCTCGGCTCATCTGGTGAATACTGGAATGTTGGTGATGCAAAGTGGCAGGGCAGAATGGATGAGACATTCAACCGGCTTGCAAAAACATTTGGTCGTTTACCCTGGACGCATGGAATGCGGATGTTAGGACAGGGGCTCGAACGCTGGCCTTTATCAAGCGCAGACTCAACAAACGTCGCTTTGCATCACAAAGAAAAAGAAGAATGCGCTCATTGCATGGCAAAGCGTATTGACTCAGAAAACCCACCTAACCATTGGAACCTTAGACCTGTGCAGGAGAACTTATGCTTTACATAGCTATTGGTATTTACACAATTGCGATGACGCTTGCCAATCTTTCGGTTGCTGCGTTTGGGCCTGCGATTAGCCCGATCAATGCTTTTCTCTTTATAGGTTTAGATTTGGCGTTAAGAGATTGGTTACATGTAAGGCTAAGATTGTGGCAAATGGGTGCGCTCATAGCTTCGTCTGGAGTTCTTACTTATTTGCTTAACCCCGCCAGTGGAAAGATTGCCGTAGCGTCGGCTTGCGCGTTTACCTTAGCCGCACTGGTTGACTGGGTTGTGTTTGTAAAGATGAAAGGTTCGTGGTTTTCAAGGGCAAACAAGAGCAACGTTGCCGGAGCCGCAGTCGATTCTCTTGTGTTTCCGACTATTGCTTTTGGATCTTTAATGCCTGGGATCATACTTTTACAGTTTATTGCTAAGGTATTTGGCGGGCTTGTATGGGCGGCACTTATTGGCAGACAGATGGATGCAAAAAGTCATCAAGACGACACTCAAGAAGGGAAAGAAGCGTTAACGTAAGGCTTTTGAAAGGAGGTCTTATGTTCGAGGAGTTCTGGAGCAAATACCCAAGAAAGGTCGCTAAACGTGCTGCACAGAAAGCATGGGCCAAACTATCATCACAAGAGCAAAAGTCTGCTGTAGAGGCTTTAGTGACGCATAACAAGTATTACCAAGTGAAGGGTACGGGACAGGAGTTCATCCCGCATCCTGCTACATGGTTGAACCAAGGAAGATGGGAAGATGAACTAGAGATCGCACCTACACAAGAGAAGGTTGTTGTGTGGTGGGCTACAGAAAAAGGTACTGCTGAGATGGCAGCGAAAGTAAATTGTCCTGCTAGGCCAGGAGAGGACTGGAACTCTTGGAAGGCAAGGATTTCTGAAAAGTTGAGGGCGGCATGAACGGAGAAGAAATAATCCGCATGGCACAAGAGGCCGGTATCAAAGGCCCATTGCCAGCAAGACAAGGTTTCCGAATGTTTGCAAGTCCATATCGTCTACAACGATTTGCTTCCCTGGTCGCCGCTGCCGAACGTGAGAAGCTGGCCGCATGGATGATGAGCCAAGGTTACGCAACCGGTCATGGCGACACCGTGGAGGACTTGCTGAAAGAGCTTGAGTGGCAGATTGAAGAGCGCATAAGCAACGAGCGTGAGGCGTGTGCGAAGGTGTGTGATGGCATGGATCACAACGGGGTGATGATTGCCGCAGACTGCGCCGCCGCCATACGAGCAAGGGGAAACACATGAACGCATATCCACGGGTTTATCTTACCTATCACGGCGACGGGAATGTTGGTATTGGAACTCCACCGGATGCGTCTGCGCCGCTGGGTGAGCCTGTTGAGCACCTGCGCGTCAGCCATACAAACAAGGGGACAGGCATGACAGACAAAGAAAAAGCCTACGCACTGTTAAGAAAGCTAGCAGACGAAACAACGTATGTGATGGTGCATCCTAACGAGCTAAGAATCTTGCTACACGACCTAGACCATATGAGACTTAGGGTTAGGATTGCCAGGGAAGAACTAGGCGATGCTTGGCAACTTTACAGGGAGGATATGGCGTGAGAAAAAATAGACCATTTACTGTTCGCTGGTTGAAGCCAGGAGACATGTTTATTTTGATTAGGAGTGGCGAAAAGTATCAATATGTACAGAAAGACATAAATACGCCAGGGGGCATCAAACACTGGGTTAGGAGGTTGCTGGAAAAAGAACACAGAACCCTGCATCACTCCTGCCATGTAGAACTTATTTAGGGCTAGCTATGAAAAATTGTCGGTTTGAGGAAGTAAGAGAGCTAGTCAAAGACCCGTCTCTTAGGATCACGGACATTGCACGGCAGACTGGATACAACAAGGGTCACGTCAGTAGATTACGCAAAGAAGCAATGAAGAATTCATCTGACTTTGAATGTCCAAGATGTGGACATTGTTGTAAAACAGATTTAGCCAGAGTCGGTGAGGTTGGCGTATGGGGTCAGTGCGAACCACAGGAAGCATTAGAAGATGGATGGTGCGATTGGGTATGCCCTAAGCCACAGGGTTATCTCATGCAATGTTGCGACTGTGAATTGATACATGAAGTTGATTTTCGTGTAGTCAAGTATGAGTCTAGAGATTCGGAAGTCTATGAGGTGATTGATGACCCAAATCTTCAGGCACAGATGCGAATGAAAAGACGTGATGACATCTCACCAAAGCGTGAATGGGTTGGGCTGACGGATCAAGAAATAAACAGTGTTTGTTACAAAAGAGATTGGACTGCGCCTTGGACTGATGAGACTTTTGCCCGAGCCATTGAAGCCAAGCTGCGGGAGAAGAACGGCGGGGAATATCGTAACGGGGCTACGACTGAAAGAACTAAGCTAAGTCAGGAGAACACATGAGTGGCGATCACAACATGAAAGATTCATTTGAGTGTCCAAGGTGCGGACATTGTTGCGCTGTTGATGAATGGGAGGTTCAAGACAACGTAAACCATCCTAAGCACTACACATCTCATCCTTCTGGCGTAGAGTGCATAGAGATCACGGAGCATATGAACTTCAACCTTGGTAATGCTACTAAATACGTTTGGAGAGCGAGTCTAAAAGGTAAAGAGGTTGAAGATCTTAAGAAGGCTATTTGGTACTTAGAAAGAGAGATAGCGAGGATAGGATGACTGACGAACAAAAGAAGATTCTGACTTACCTGAAAAAACGTAAGACACCTGCTGACCTGAAGTCAGTGAGGTTACAGACAAAGATCGACAAACAAACGACGGTGAATTGCCTAAACGCTCTGCTTAAAAAAGGCTGCATCAAAACATCGTTTAGGATAGACCCGTTTACCAAAGAACGTGTTTGGGAGTGGGTCAAGGACGAGTACGAGGCCAAGAAGGTGTCTAGGCCGAAGAAGAAGTTTAAGCCTGTCTTGGCTAAACAGGAAGAAGGCGTAGACATCAGTTTCTTTAATAATCCGTTTAATTTGAGGGTCGCGTGAATGAGTTGGCTCTTTTCGCAGGCGCTGGTGGAGGCATACTCGGAGGACATTTGCTCGGATGGCGAACAGTCTGCGCTGTCGAGTGGGAACCCTACGCAGCTTGCGTACTTGCCGCCAGACAGAATGACGGCGTTCTCCCGCCTTTCCCGATTTGGGATGACATTCAAACCTTTGACGGCAGACCGTGGCGAGGCATTGTTGATGTCGTATCTGGAGGCTTTCCCTGTCAAGACATCAGTATTGCAGGGCGAGGAGACGGGCTTGAAGGAGAACGATCAAGCATGTGGCGAGAAATGGCACGGGTGGTTGGCGAAGTTCGACCCGCATACGTCTACGTTGAGAACAGCCCAATGCTCACTACTAGAGGAGGAAACCGAGTTATTGCAGACCTTACCGCGCTCGGGTATGACGCGCAGTGGGATGTTATGGGAGCGGCAGACGTTGGTGCTCCGCACCAGCGAGACAGAATCTGGATCGTGGCCTACTCCAATGAGTTCAGAATACAAAGCAAACAAGAATTATCGACCTGGAAGGCAAAACGGATTGACTCAGGCTGTAATGAAATGGCCTACACCAACAGCGCACAATGCCAAAGAAACGGACGCTCCGAGCGAGCATTCGCGCAACACGCCAACACTTGCCGCACAAGTTGGTGGGACATTGAACCCAACGTGGGTCGAGTGGCTGATGGGGTGGCCGCTAGGGTGGACAGACTTAAAGCCATTGGAAATGGACAAGTTCCAGCAGTGGCGGCAACAGCATGGAAATTATTAATAGAGGAGATGCAATGAATCTAAACGAAGCAGCAGCTTTGAGTGCCGCAAAAGATGTTATCGAGCAAGCACAAACAACAAGTGCGCTAGAGCAACGAGCACTAGCAATCGTCAACCTTTCGATAGAACTTCATAAGAAGGCGATAGATCTTCGCCTGCAAGCAGAAGAAATTTTGAAGGAGATTAGATTCCAATGATTGAGGGCATACTTTTAGGTTTTAGTCTTGGGTGGTTCTGCCATATCATTTTTGACTTCTACAGGGTAAAATAATGGCAAGCTCCTTCCTCTCCCTCGCCCGACTCTGTGTTGGGCATTTTTTTGTATGAAAGCAGCCGTTTTTAGCGCAATTTTCGGGTCGCATGACCCACTACACTACGCCGTTAAACAAAGCGTTCCTACGGACTTCTACGTGATCCTGGACACCATTCCTGACACACAGGGATGGAAGCAGTTAGTCATCCATCCAAAAAGAGAAGCGAGACTGGAGGCTCGGTACTACAAGACCCACATAAACGAGTACTTCCCAGACGAGGACTATGTGATCTGGGTAGACGGGTCGATCAGGATCACAAGCCCAGATTTTGTGAAGTACATGATTTCTCAGGCCGGAGATACGCTTGCAGCCTTTCAGCATCCCTGGAGGAACTGTATTTACGAGGAGGCCGAAGAATCATGGAACATGAGAAAGTACGTCAACCAACCCATTCGAGAACAGGTTGAGCAATACCGGCAAATGGGCTGGCCGGAACAAGCAGGGCAGATCGCAACAGGGGTTATGTGCTGGAATGGAGGTTACCTTCGTTCAGACACGGTAGGAAAGTTTCTCGACCACTGGTGGCATGAGATCAAAGAATGGTCTGTTCATGATCAATTGTCGTTTCCTGTCTTAGCTGAGTTAAGCGGGATTGTGGTTAACGGTTGCGATAAACCATTGATGGATAACGAATATTTTAAGGTGGTTGCAGGCCACAGAATGGAGGGGTATGAGAAAGTGTCCGATACTGATATGTACGGTGGGGAGTCCAAGTCTTGAAATCACGTTGTCGTCAATCAAACTTTACGCCAAAGATGCGCCTGTATATCTGTCGAGTCGGGCCGAGACAATGGACGAACGAGTTTACAAATGGGTACTCAACTCGTCGGGTAACTTTGGTGATGCCTACAACCGGATCATGGATGACGCATTCCAATACCACGATGCAGTCATCATCGCCAACGACGACATCTGTCTAACTCCAGACTCGTATAGGCTCATTCTTGAGGATGCCGAGCATCTACAAAAGGCAGGGCATAAGATCGGTGTTTTGGGGGCAAGGTCGGATTACATCTTGGAAGCCCAGAACATCCGGTTCGAGGGTGGTGCAAGACACGGGTTAAAGTGGGCAGAAGAACAGACGATCAAAGAAACGGGTGTGATTGCGCCGATCTTTGCTTTTGTGACCAAGGAAGCCTTCCAAGCGGTCAGGTTTCCTCCGATCAACTGGTTTTCAGATAACGTCTTTTGTCATACACTTACGGTATTGGACTTTAAGCATTTTGTTTCAAGGAGTTACGTCCACCACGCAGGCAGTCAAAGTGTGGGCAAGGACGACTCCAAGAACATCAAGGAGGCAGCAATATGGCTGT